AAAAATGAACAAAAATTCCTCCAAAAAACATCGCCTATAGCTATGGGGAGACCCTATTTTTGACCCCCGAAGTAGTAGGTCTCACTGTACTCAGGACGCCTTGAAAACATACGTGGAGGGCTAAAAATAAAATTTTTGACCCTATTTTTAACATTTTTTGTTCAAATTTTTAATACATTATTCCGTATATTGTTTAAAATTTCACAAGTTATGTAAAACTTCATTTTTACTATATTTCATACATTTTGAAAAATAAAATATATAAAGAGTATATATGAAATATAAAATATTAAGTTTTAAGTAAACAATTGTTTACTTATATTTTTAATAAATTAAGTTCTTATAATAATACTATAAGCGTCTAATAGATTATCTAATTCTTTCATTTTTGTCTTTTTTCCAATGTCAAGCCTTTCAGCTTCTTCTATGAAATCACTGTCAGGTGTTGTTTTAGATTTCATATTGTATTTAAGGATAAATTTACCTGAGTCACTCTCAATTTTTATTAGTTCACTTGTAATAAGTCTTACTTTTCTCGAAAAATCAATGTTTATAATCTTTTCAATTTTAGATCTATCACTTGCAATTACTTTAAGAAGATCTTCTATTTTTGCATTTAAAAATTCTAAAGATTGTTCCATTTCTGTTTTTGATATTTCTAAATTATTTGATTTCATACACTCTTTCTTTAACTCTTCTAAAGATTCATTTAACGAGTTAATCTCTTTTGTTTTTGAAACGTTTAGATCATTAGATTCATTTAATTTTTTATTTAGATCTAAATACTCATCTGATAGAATCTTAACATCATCTAGTAAAGTTTCATATTTTGATTTATACATTTCTGAAACAATCTTTTCTTGATTTAAAGAAACTGTTAATATATCTGATTTTTGACCATTTTCCTTATCAGAATTCTCAACAACTGTTAAAGTTTCAGAACCATATTTATTCTCAGATTTAAATTTTGCGTATAATTCTTTTGATAGACCATCACAAATTTCAGTTAAATATTTTACTCTCTCTTTAAGAGTTAAGTTTTCATCATTAACATTTTCATCATTAACATTTTGATCATTATTTTTTAAATCTTTTAATTTTGCGTATAATTCTTTTGATAGACCATCACAAATTTCAGTTAAAGAATTTACCTTCTTTTCAAGATTTATTTTGTCTTCTTCTAGAAGACTAATAATCTCTAGTAGTCTTTCGGTTTCTGAGAAATGAACAGCTTCTTTTTGAAATTCTTTTAATTTTTTGTTTTCTAAAACAAATTTATGAATCTGATCAGTTAAATTAGATGATAAAGTATTGGATATTTCTAATTTCTCTGTTAAAACTTTATTTTTCTCATTAAGACTTGAATATTCATTTATTATATCAAAAATATCATAAGCCTCATTATAACCAACTTCTAAAACTTTTTCTTTTATCTCTTCAACAAAATCTTTTACTTCATTGTAATTAATTTTTAAACTATTTATCACTAATTTGTTCTTTGCATCATTTTCACGAAGTGTTATATTTTCATTTGAGATATTTACTTTATCAGTTTCAAGGTCAGAAACACGTTCTTCAAGTTTCTTTAAAAGTAATGTTAACTCCCTAATAAGTTCTGAATACTCAATTGATTTTGAAATTGATTCATTATCTTGATTAAAATCTTTAATAATTTTTTTAATATCTATAAGTGAGTTAGTTAAATTTTCAACGTCTATTTTTAGTCTTTCGTTATCCTTTTTATGACAAAAGGCATCATTAAGTTCAGATTCTAATTCTTGTACTCTTTTCACCATAGAATTAAATGAAATTTCAACCTCATTTAATTTTGATGATTTATCCGATATTAGTTCATTAAGCTCTTGAATGATATTTTCTTTTAAAGACATAGAATCTTGTGACGATAAGTATGAAGATCTTAAAAGATGTAGTTCATTTTTAAGATCTTCATTTTCTTTTAATGAACTCTCGTATAGAGAAGTTTTTTCAGTAAAAAAATTTACATCTTCTCGTAATCTAGAGTTTTCTTCGTATAAAGATGTAAACTGTGCTGTTAATTCGTCAATCTCAAATGAAAGATCATTAATTGTAACACTCAAAATGTTATTGTCATTTTTTAGTTCAAGATTTTCTTTCTTTATATTTTCGATTGGAGATTTATCTTCATTATCTTTTATCTCACACTCAAGTAGTTTTTGTTCTAGAGCAAGATTCTTTTGTTCCGAGATATAAAGTTTCTCCTCAAGAGTTTTTAATTGATTAGACAAGCATGAATTTTTAATGTTAGCATTATCTAACAATTCAGCGTCTTTACAGTGTTGAGATTTATATAATTCAGAATCACTTTCTAAAAGTGCTAATGACTCTTCTAAAACACTTAAAAAATTATTTTCTTTTTGTTCATCATCTAAGGTTACTGTTTCAAGTTTAGAAAGAGAGTCTATGTTCATTCTTGTTTGTTCAATCTCTTCATTCGTTCTTTCTAAAATATTCTGAATGTTTGATTTAATATCTTGAATACTCTCAATTTCTGGATCTTTATTAACTAATGATAAAACTTTACGAAGTTTAGAAATTACAGAAATTGGATCATTATGAGAAGAAGCATGTGAATTAAAATCAAGGTCAAGATCTTTTAATTTTTTCTCTAAATTCTTAACGTCTAAGTTACGTCTTTGAATTTCTGACCTTAATTTAGAAGTTTCATCAAGAATCTTTTTTTCTTCAGAAACAAGTGATTTTAATTGATCTAAATCTTCTTTATCATTATTAAGAATTTCAGAGTTTTTATTTTGAAGGGAGTATATACGGTTCTGATATGAATTCTTCAGATCCTCAAATTCTTCTACTTTCTTATTAACATCATCATTTAATCTTTTAAGTTCATTTGAAAGGACTTCTTTCTTTTCATTCATATCACTATAACGTCTTACAATTTCATATAAATAACTTGGATTTTTTGTTACTGAACCGAAATCTGTTACATTAATATATGACTCTTCATCTAAAACCTTCTTTGAACGATCTGATAGTGAAATATAACTTCCAGATGAAATAACAGTTCCGGGTTTTAGTATTGAACTATAGTTAATCTTCAAATCTGTTTCCAAACCATACATATTTTCAAATTTCTCTTTATTTAACTCAGAACCGCTACTAATTAATGTACCACTTTCCAAGATTGAACTTGAAAAAGCTACAATTTCATTCTCTAGTTTTACATTTTTAATAATAAAGATTTGATTGTGCATTTTTAGGATTTTTTCTTTTAGAAAAACATTTATTTATAAAATTTAAAACAGAAAGATTCATTCCCTTTCAAAAATACCAAAAATATTATTCCATTTGGAATAATATGTTATTTATACAATTTTTATAAATGATTTAATGGTTGTGTCTCAATTCCAATTCATCAAACTCTTCCTTAAGTTGGGTAAATTTGAGAATTAGGGATCTTAAATCAGTCTTTGGAAAATCAACCACATTTGTTTCTGAATTAATAAGGTATGGAAAATATAAATCACTGCTCAATGGACTGTTTTCCAAAAGAGCGAATAAATTATCTGAAGAAAGAGATAAGATTGAACCCAATGTAATTTTACCATTTAATGAAGTACCAGCTGTAAAAGTTGAGCCAGCTGTAAAAGTTGAGCCAGCTGCAACTTTTGCATTCGGTGCAAGGTTATAAGTATTTTCACTAACAAAATGGTCAGCTGCTAGAACAACGTCAGAAGTTAAGGTGATACTCTTAGGAAGACCTTGTCCTGACATAATGTGAATATCACCAGGAATGGCTTGACCTTTTAACAAAAGCATACCACCTTGAGCAATGAAAGATCCATAGCGGGTAATGTCTGATCCAATAACAAAATCTTCATTTACAACCATAGGATTTATTAGCTTAACTGCAGTGCTAGTCTTCAACTGAGTTCCAACAGGCAGATCAATGGATGCTTTTAAAGGATTAGTACCTGTCATGGAAATGTCTTGATTTAGTGCAAGTCTTAAACGTGATGTTGTAGTATAACCTGCAGGAAATTTAATATAATTGGTGGAATCAGTTCCAATAATACCATCAATAAATTCGGCGTTGGTTTTAACATTAAATTTAACAGGTTTGTTAAGGGTTGCACCAGAGGTATAAAAGCTGTAAGGAACAGCTAAAGTAAATTTCGTTGGAAGTGGTCTGCTAGCTGGCCAATAAGCTGTATTAACACCGGTAACCTCATAAGGATCATTTAAAACAAGATCGTTAATGAGTGTAAATGATTCACCCATGCGAAGATATGAAACTGATTCAGGATCGAAATCAGATGCTTTAATCAAAAGGTCTGATTTCAGAACAAAAGATCCCAAAAGTTTAATATTGCTAGATGTTGGAACACCCGGTTCTAATGTGATTGGATCAGTTGCAGGACTAAACCCATAGCGAGAAATATCAGAACTCCATTCAGCTTCATCATAAGTAGCACCAGATGCACCACCATTTGGATCAGATGCAGCACCAGGTGAGGTTCCAGTTCCTGTTGTGCGACCTGGTGTTGGATTTCTTGATAAAATTGATCCTTCAGGGATTACGAATCCTCCAATCAAACTAGTAAAACCTTTAATAATAATCCATTGGATAGAATCAGAATCTGTGTAGAGAGAAATTGAACCAGCAGTAGTTGAACCGTCCGAATGAGGTCCTGCCTGAGTTGTTACATCATGAGTTGGAAGTTTTGCACCGTCTTTAAATGTAGTACCAGCATACAAGACCTGACCTCCTGAAAACTTAGTACCTGGTGGAATTGGAAGATTAAAAGGAAGATTCATTTGATGATCAAACTCTGTACCATGTGGAAATGTAAAATTACCGTGAATATAAGCTTGAGCAGGAATTGAAGAGTTCTTTTCAAATCCAATGTTTCCATACAAATATGCACCACTACCAAAATGAGTTCCAACTTCAAGCTCCATACCTGACAAAAGTTGAACTCCCATAGATTGTACTATCTTTAACAAAGCAGGTAAGACATTTCCGCTAGTTAAAGATGTTTCATTTGCTGGAAGTGTAAATGGTGCTCGAATAATAGCACCTTTTGAAAGAGGGACACTGTTATTCTCAACTGAAGATTCAATTCTGTAAGGACCTTTGATCTCAAAATCTTCACTAACTGTTGAATTGTTACCTGTTGAGATCACAACCTCTCCCTGAAGAAGGGCTCCTTCTAATGAAGTGGATCCTTTTAAAAGAGAAGTTCCCTTTTTAAGGATTGAACCGTGATTTATGATGATTGGGTTTTCTGTAAGGTATTCATCACCTAGGGTTAAATCAGACTCAATTGAACAACCAGGTGGAAAATAAGCACCTGAGATAGAGAGATTACTTTTTGTTTTTAGACCAGCTGGTACAACTTGATAAAGGGATGATGTCATCTGAGCTGGAATTTTTGCACGGCTACCTTCATCAATTACATAAGAAAGAACAGTTCCAGGTTGAAGTATAAATCCTGGATCTGCTCTAACAGAGTTCAAAACAAGATTGCTACCAAAATCTGTCTTTTCACCAACACTAGAATCATGCGGAATAACAAAACCTGAAAAGAGTGAAAACCCCTCATCGATAGTCGTTGGAACTGAAATTTTTGATCCTTGGTAAAGGTTAAAAGAATATCTTGGAGATTTATCGTATAGGTAAAGTAAAAATTTAGTATTTGAAGTACCAGACGTAACATCTTCAGTAGTTCCAGGTGTAAAGTCACCAATTGATAATGTAGTATTATCAGGAATTTTAGAGTTAGCCAAAAATTTAACTCCATTACTGATAAATGATTTTAAAATAGTATGTTTGGACGGATCAACTACGAAATCATGATTAAAAACTCCATCAGAAATCAAATTTTGAATTTCTGATAATTCTATAAGCTTTCCATTTTTATCCTGGAAAGTTTCGTCGTCTGGAGCAGAAGATCCCTTTAGCAGGACAAAAAGTTCAAAATCATCTAAAACAGCTGGAATAGTGGCATTAACTGCCCAACTTCCAAATGAAGTATTATCTGACATGTTTGTACCCGATCGGGACGAGTAACCAGTTGATTCTAAATCACCCTGATTTAATTGACTGTTAGATTGAAAATATTTACCACCGGATGGAACGTTAGCTGAAAGAGTTCCACCAAGTTCTAGGCTTCTATTTCCAAGTTTAGTTGAGGTAAAAGTATGCTGATCGGCAGTTACGTTTTCATTTAGTGAAGTCTCAAGGTTTCCTCCAGTGGAAGCTTCTCTATAAATAAAAGAATTAATTGGTCTAATCGCAAGTGTTACTGGTCTAGCTGCACCAGGAGGTACTTCAATTGAAGTTAGGGTCAAGAGTGGAGTCTTATTATTTGATACTGGAGTAAAACCATCCATTAGTTCAATTGGACTTTGAAAGACTTGCCCCTCATCTGGAAATGTAATAGATCTGGCAGTAAAACCTCTTGGTGCTAATTCATGTTCGTCACCAACAGTGTAGGATGACTGTCCATATAATGATGCTAAAGTTTGTTTGTTGGTACTCATTTTTATTAAAAAACTTTTTTAAGAAAAAAACAATTTTGTATTTTTAACCTGGAATATTATATTTTTATTATTAATAATTTTTTTAACGTAACTTATATCTTGAAATATAATATTAGTCTTAATCTTGGCAATTAAAAGACAAAATATGTTTACATTGATTTTATGTATTTGTTAATTTTATCAGGGAGTTTTAAATAAAATTTCTATATACCAGCCTTATTTTCAACAAGGTATTTAACTTAAAATAAAATAAAATAAAATATTTTAAAATTTTTTGTAATAAAATGTTAGAGAATTCTTCAGGTATTATCGCTTTGGTTATAATCATCGTTTTTGTAATTATTATTATTGTCGCTCTTTCATGGCATCCTGCTACTGCAATTATTAAACCAAATGGCTGTGATGAAGCAAAATCTTTACTGAAAACAAAACAACAACAAAGGAATTCACCATCTGCACTTTTAACCGGAAGAGATCAAAATATATCTCCTCTTACTGATAATTCAGTAGTTTCAGATGCTTGGGAACTTGTTAGTAAATTAAGAGGACGTGTACAAAATTAACATAACCATGAGTAATTTTTTTAAATATTATTAAAATGGTCTAATCGATTGGTAACGTTTTTGATTAATAACAAAAAATATTCATTCCTATATCTTAAATTATTTATCTTCAAATATTTAATTAAATATTTGAAATGTTGAAATTATGTCATCTTTAGAAATGATAACAAACTTTTATTACAAGATCCTATCTTCATATAATTTTTTTAAAACATCATATATTGATTTTTTTGTAGAATATGGAACACCCATAAGTATTAGTTGATTATTTCCATTCATCTCAAGCCTAACCATATTCCAATGTACGTTACCAATATTTATTAGTAGTAGTTCGGGACAAGATTCTCTTCTAGGAACAAGATCTAAAATTTGTGTATATCCAAGACCTAATACAAATGATGTGGCATTAATACCAATATAATTTGCAATTAATGTTGATTCCATTTGATTTAAGAATTCAAATGGAGATAGAAGTGTAGCAATTGATTTTAAAAGGTCTTTATATGGTAATATTGCTTCTACAGATTCGTAATATCTAATTGTTATTGGTAATCTTCCATATCCATAATCTTCAGGTTTTGCACCATCTGATTCAGCTAATGTTAGCCTATGATCTTTTTTATATAGATCATGAAGATATTCAATTGTAACATCCACACCATTTTTAGTTTTATATCTACTTGATAAAATTAAAGAATAAATTTCATCTGCATTATTACCGTTAAAATTAGAGCAATGATCTTGGAGTGAAACAATAGAACTTTGATCTTGATCTAATCTTAAAAATTTTGACATTGTACTGGGATTTAAAAATCCTAACCTTTCAGATATTTCTTCCGATGTTTTTTTAGAATCAGACATAAGATAATTTGCAAAATCAATTCTTAGCTTTCTAGAAATTTTGCTTTTATCACTTGTATTTGAACAATTTAAATATGTTGGGCTGCAAGATTCTAAATAACAATTAACAAAACAATGTCCATCACCAATTATTCTGTGATACACATATTGAAATCCTTGCGATTGATTACCACCAATTACAATTTTCTTTGACATTTTTATAAGGTTCAAAATAATATTATTTTTTATCAGTTTTTATTCTTCGATTATTGGTCTTATTATTATAATTGTAATAATTCATGTCAATTCTTAGATAACAAAAATAAAATTATGTGAATAAAAATCTTAAAAAAATGTCTGGTCACACAATCGAACAATTACAAACATTTCGATCCAATATTCTTCCATCTTTCAATACAACTAGAGGAAATATAGAAACCAAAATAGAAGAAGTTAGTCGTAATTTTGAATATGATAAGGATTTAATATATGGTTTAGTAAATCCAAATTTTGATGACATCATTTTAAATTTTGGTAACATTCCAAATATTGAATTTATTATTAGAGTATATGGAAGATGTATTGTAAACAAATATGAGAATGGTGTTCCAATTGATCCAATTACTTTAACATCTATTGATTACAATGATATTGTTGTTCTTGAAAATACTGGATATTCAAGAGAGTCAATTAGAAATATGATATCAATTAATATGAAAAATCCAATGAATAATTTAAAAGTTCATGGTAAAGAGATTGGAAGATTAGAGTATGAGTCATCATTATATGGTAATGAATATATAAATGTTTTACATAATGTAAATTATGAAGATAGAATTAATGGTGAAGATTTATCACCAGTTCCAGGTGTAACTAAAAAGTTATTCGAAGATGATTAATCATCCCTGGTCAAATATTTAGTTATCTCAACTAAAAATTATACAGTTGTATAATTTAATAATAATGAAAATTTATTTTAAAGTACATATCCGGAGTATGAAATATTTCTATTATCATCACATTTTTGGACATTGGTAGAAATCTGATTATTTAGTTTATTCATACTTAAATTTTGAATGTTTGTTGTGTCTTCCTCAATAATTTTATCCTGTGTATTTTTTAAATGTAAAACTGTTTTATCTATTTTTGAAGCCGCAATTCTAATATAAGGTTTTAAATCATAACAATCGAATATATCTTGTTTATTTCTAGAAAAGAAATTCCAATTTATATTTGTAGATTCTTGAGTTTCATTACTTGCCACATAAGAAAATAATAATCTACAGTCATATATATTTAAACATGACATAAATGGATATAAATTTATAGGAAAGTTTTCAAACTTTCTAAATTGTACAATCTTATTTAAAGCTCCCTTAGCACCAACGGATTTCAAATTATTTCCTCTTTTAGTTGGTTCTTTCATTCTTTCATTAAAATCACAACCATGTAAAATACATAGATCAACTAGATTATCAAGTGTAAATGGGATTTGATTTCCTTGATAATCTTTCCATCCACAGTATTGTGTTAAACAATACATTATTTCTTCCATATTAACACAATCATAAACAAGTCCTATTCCACCTTCATGATATATTTTAGTAATCAAAATTGAAGTACCTAATGGATAATTATCCGTATCATTTCCATATACTGCAGAAACAATTCCCTCTCTAGATAAAGAAGCACAAAGTTTCTCAGCATCGTGTGGTGCTGTGAGACATCTGATTCCTAATTTTTCAAAAATATCCCACATTATCATTATGTCTTCTTTTTGAATTCTAATCATATTCTTCATTGCATCTCTTAATTCATTCATCATTCCTTCTGTTCTATCAAAAGCCATTGTACTCAAATAAGAATTAGTTAGTTCTTGAACATGTTTTATTTTTTCTTGTTTCTTTTCGTGTCTCTCTGCAACTGTCGATTTTTTGAGTTCATGTGTTTGACCATCAAATACAATAACAGGTGTTATTCCCTCAGATATTATTTGAACAAAAAAAGCTATAATAGCTTCAAATGTTTTTCTTTGAAGAATTTTACGATCGTATGCTTGTGTTATGTTAACCATTTTAGCAATTATTTCATTATGTGCAGTTATCATTTTAGCATTTAAAATGATGCTAAAATCAAAAGCAATTTTCTTACCTCTTAAATTTACTATAGGTAATCTCTCTCTAAATCCATAAGATGTTATACCATAACCAAAGGAATTAATAACCTGAACTACTTTACTAACAACATCCTTTAATGTAGAATTTATATCTGCAATTCCCATTTTAAGATTATAAAAAACTAAATTTTCAGTTTTAAATTAAATATCTCTATCTATCGTGTATTATTTTTAAATTTTTGTTATTTTGAAGCCATTAACCGTTGATAAACTTGTCAATATCACTTGGAACAGATGATAGAAGATCGCTATTTGATTTTCTATCACCTGTTCCAGATGCAACATCAACAATTCTCCTAATATTGTTCTCATGTAATCCAACACTCTTCATAGTTTCTTCAACATGCTTAGTATCAGCACCTGTTAAACAACTAATTATTTGACTTATATCTCCATTTTTATTCTTTGCAAATGCGTTAATAGCACCATGAGCTTCTTCAGCTATTTGATCAATTGAGTCATCTGTTAGTTCTTCTAAACCATCCTTAATTTGCTTCATCATTCCACCAAAAGCTTCTTTATTATCACCAATTACATCAGTAAATTGGGATTTTACTGATGAGATTGCTTTATCAATAGAAGTTTGATCTTTATCAAGAAGGTCCGCTCTTCTTGAGTAAAGATCTTCAATAATAGTGTTTATTTGAGGATTTTGTGAATCCTCAGGTAGAGAATATTTTATGCAATTATAAATTGCATACAAAATAACATATGGATATCTAGGTTTTTTAATGATATGTTTATCTACATAAATGGAAGCTCTGTAAATTTCTGAAAGAGCAAGTTCTATTTTAATAGAACCTTTTTTAACTTGCTCTTCATTAGGTGTAAATATATTAATTATTAAACCTCTGTTTCTATTTATAGAAGCATCCTGCGATAGATCTTCTACACAAAATTCACTTTCAGATATATCACCATCAATTCGAAGCCACTCATCATTTACTTTCTTTTTATCACCATCTTTAATAAAAAGTGGTTTTTTAAAGTCTCCAGTAAAATCATCTTCTAAAAGTCGTCTAAACTTCTCCTTTAATCCTAAAAATCTTTCACTCTCAGGTGTATTATTCTTAAGATATTCATTAACTGTTTTAGTTGTAATGGCTTTTGAAAATGATTTTAGTGTTTTAGCCCAAAAATGGGGATTATTTCTATCATCATTACCAGTAAGAGAACATAATTCTTCACTTGCGTTAATTGCAAGTGTAATAGCTGAAGAAAAAGATTTTATTTCCATTTTTTCTTCTAATTCTTCTTTAGAAGAAAATTTTATTTTTAAAAATCAAGATCTTAAATTTTAAGGGTATTTATTTTTTATTCTTATCATATTTAATATACTCTATATTTTTAAAATGATAATATATATCATTCAAAGACTAATTATTATTTTAAACCGCATTTGTTTCAGAATTATCAAAATCATTATCAAAATCCATACTTTCATCTGAATAGTTGTCAATTAATGTACTTAAAAAAATTGTAAGATTTACACCAGAAAATAAGTCACAGTATATTTTTTTCGGTTTACTATCTCTATATACTAAAATAAATGGGACTTTATGTGAAGCAAACATATGATAAGATGAAGATGTATCTTTTGATAAATCTTCAAAGTTTTTTGGTATTAAAGTTTGTTCTTTCATGTTACAAATTGCAAATACTGGTCCCGATATTTTTTGAGAAATATCATTCCAAATATCTGTTAATTGGATTGATAAGTCTTCTTCATCTTTAAATAAAATTACAGTAAGTGATTTATCTTTAAGGTTTATTTTATGATCACTGTCAGTCATAAAATCAGAGTCTGATAAAATTTTAACTTGTCTCATAGGAAAAAGGTTACTCATATTTTATAATTGAAAATAATTGAAAATTCATTTTCAATTATAAAAATCTTTCATTTGGATATAAAAAGTAAAAATGAAAGATTTCATTTTATTTTTGTAAAAAACATGAGCAACGAACAAAAATATAACGAATTTCTCAGATCAACAACCGACTCATTTAATGAGTGGAATTCTCAGCAGGAACCCACAGATAAAATCTATTATCGAGTACCTTTTACACTAACTTTTCCAAATGTAAAAATGTTAGCTTACGATAAGAAAGAAAGTAAAGATAAGGAAGGAAAGCCTATTGTAACAGAATTTAGAAAGTTTAAAATGATTTCTGCTTCTGGAACTGAGGTTTCATATCGGGTTCAATCACCATCAGTTATTGCAAAACGTGGACTTTGTCTTATCAAAACAAAATCAGGTTCACTCCTTTCGATCCCATGTACGTACGATATTAGAAATCCTGAACATGCAAGATTTTTAGATGAGTATGAAAAGAAAATAATTTTACCGTCTGCTTATGAGATTTTAAAGGAACCCGGAAGGTTTTCTATTGATAATATTGACCCAGTTTCAAATTTTGATGAAGAAACAGTTAACAGTCAAGAGTTTCAATTCGCCCTTCGAACTGCAAAAAATTGTTTGGCTAAATTCTCCAGATTTCCAAAGAAGGATGCTACAACTTTCGATATAAAATCTCCTCTAAGAACTGTTTTTTACAATCCTTCTAATTATCTTCCAAAGGATGATCAAGAAACTGGATCCTCAATGAGTGTTAAAATAATGCTTGCTCCAGGACAACCACCTTTAGAAGTTACTCTTCTTGAACTTCAAGATTTATGTGCAGGAATTGTTGTTTCACCAGAAGGTAAAAAAACAAAAGGAACTCCAAAAGGTTTTGAATGTTCACCTGAACTTAATGTCATTAAATTACATGTTGCAAAACAAGCCTCTAATAAAGGATCATGTGCTGCAATTTTCATTTCAAGATTTCAAGAAGCTCCTAAAATGGATTCACAAGAAGAGAAAGTTAAATACTTCGATTCTATGTATGAATCTGGTGACAGTTACACAATCCAATCCGATATTTCGTCATTAATCGAGGGTTTAAGAAGAACTGCAACAAATTCAGTAACTCCTAAAATACCAGAGGGTACAGGATTTAACCCTATGGGAATCGATTCTAACTCTGGAAATTCTAGTTTACCTACTATCGGTAAAAATGATGGATCTTTTCTTTCAAACGTCGAGAAACCAATAAATCAATCATTATCTTTACCAACTAATAATTCATATGGCGAAATTTCACCTTCTATTCCACATCAACAAGTTCAAAACTTTTCACAGCATACAAATGTTACAATTCCAAATAATACATTACAAATTGATCAGTACCAACAAATGGCAAATTTCCTTCCTCCACCTGTACAGATGGGTCAGACTGTATATCCAAGTATGCAATTTAATCAGGGACAGATTCCAAATTTTGGACAGAATATTAGTATGCCTACTCAAATTCCAGGTATGAACTTACCTGGAATTTCTCCTTATACTTCATCAATTTAATTTTATATTTTTTAATAAAAGGTAATTTATTCGGAGTATATACTTCTTAAAAATAAACGCAATAAAAATAATTTAGAAAAAATTTTCTAAATATAACCTTTAAAAAGAATTTATATAAAAACATGGAGACGGTTACACCCGGTGAAAAAATTAAAGAATGTAACAACGGTAAGTTGGGCTATCAAGTGCGAGGTATGGCTTATCAGGCATATAAAGTAAAAAGGAGAACTATAATAAGTTCGCCTGATCATATTGAATCTAGTAAAAATCATTCTTCAGCAACGCCTAATATTTTAGGTAATAATAATTTATTAAACGAGAGTGTTTCTCATTCATCAAATAGTAGAAATAAGAATTTTAAAATGGAAGACAATCCTGAAAATTATTCAAAGAACCTTAAATATGAATCTTATTCACCAAATGTTCCAGAGGTATCATTACCTGGAGGAACAGTTTACAAAATTCTTGATGATAAAGATGGTATATCCGTAACTAATTCATATCAAAAGTCATTGGATAAAAATCAATATACACCTAGATCATATAATAACATAAATAAAAATTCAGATAATGAAAATCTATCTCAAGATAGACACTCAAATCACAGTTCTAATGAAAGATATAGAGGTACTTTTGGAATTCCTAGGAATTCCAAAAGTACCAGATACAGACAAAAACATAGTAAAAAAGCTAGATCTCCATCTCCAATTTCTGAGTATTCAGAATCATCGTATGATTCTGATGAGGAAGAAAGAATACAAAAAAGAAAAGAACGTAAAGAAGCTGAACATAGAAGAAATCAAATGATGGATATTATTTTACAAGACTATTTTGATCGTAAACAAAAAGAAAAAGATGAATCTAAAAAACAGGATAATAAAGAGAATACATCTTCAAAAATAAATGAACCTTCATTTCAGGTTCCAAAAGCAGAACCTGCTCAAAAACAAAAAATTCCTAATTACAATGATTTATCAGATGAAGATAAAGAAAAAGCAAAAAATAAGTTCATTGACTTATATCAAAGATTAATAAATAGTTATCCAGAATGGACAATTAAGTTGCCAGATTTTGAAAATTTACCCCTTAGAATTATTCACGAGAGATACGAAGAGGTTGTAAAAGCAATTTGTATATATCAAACCGCTATGAAATGGAAAGTTTATTTAATAATAATTATTGCAGCTATTGAATATTACGGTTATAATGTTAAGGGATATACTTATTTAAAGGGTCTTTTAAAATCTCAAATAAAAAGTATACATAAATATAATGGATATCTTATTGAAATAGCTGAACAATTTTATTCAGATGAAAGTGGTGAGGATTGGCCTTTATGGGTTAGATTTCTTGGTACTATTGCAAGTGGACTTACATCTTTTTGTGGTATTAATGGATTATCAAAAGCTTGTAATATGGAAGCACCAGACTTTGTTTTTGAACAAGCCGATAAATTTGTATCTCCTCCGGAAGGAACTGCAAAATTGAGAACAGATGGTATATCAGATCTACCAACACCACCAACTGGATTTCAAAATCCAGACACAATTGTTAATGTTATTGGAAAGATATTCAATACATTTACAGGTAATGGGACCAATACTTCTTCAAGTGCTCCAACAGCAACCGCTCAACCAGTTAATCAGAAAAATCCTGATGATGACTATACAAATATTGAATTTTAAAAATAATCAGTTGATTATTTTTAGGATGTGCTTATATTTTAAATAAGTTATACTTATATTATTAGTGTTAAATTTTTAAAATAGTTGTGTTATATGTCCCATAAAATCATAAATTTATGATTTTTAGACAGAATAAAAATTTTAAAAACATCGCCTATAGCTATGCGGAGACCCTATTTTTGATGTTCGAAGTAGTAGGTCTCCCTGTACTCAGTACGCCTTGAAAACATACGCAGAGGTATAAAAATAAAATTTTTGACCCCTTTTTATTTAAATTTTTATGAGAAATGTTGCATAATTGATATTATTTGTTAAGTATATAAAAACATTTGTTTTTATATTTTTAATAGTATTTAACACTTTTAATTAAATTGTTGAAACAGATCTACAGCTGATTTTTGAGAACTGGAAATGGGACTGGTAGGAAAGAAATCATTTGAGGGTACCGTATCGGATAATACGGATCTAACAGGAGATTGAGGACTGAAGAATTGACTTGGGTTCATTTGGCTCGGGTTCGTTTGACTTTGATTGAAGATATCATTTTGTTTTAATTGATTTGATACAACTGGAGATTTAGATTGACCAATATTAAAAATATCTGATAACTGATTAGGAGATCTTGAACCAGATTGATTAGGAGATCTTGAACCAGATTGATTAGGAGATCTTGAACCAGATTGATTAGGAGATCTTGAACCAGATTGATTAGGAGATCTTGAACCAGATTGAGAAACTAATTGACCAAGAGGCTTGAAACCAGATTGATTTGCAGAGGAGATACTAGATTGAACAGAAGGAAATTGCTCGTTAAATTTGATTGGTGAAGTATTTTCACCGTATACCTCCTCAGCTTCATTTTCTACATGAGGAGGAAGTGCTTGAAACAAAGGAAGTTGTACTTGTGCAAAAGGGTTTGGTGCTGATGAACCACCCATGACAATGGCTGGTGATGTGTAATTTTGGACCTGTTGTATTTGTGGTGATAATGCATTTACACCAGTTCCGCTATGCTTTGCAAGTGCCTTTTCTAGGGCAATTTGTTTGGTCTTGGAAGTCTTTCTTTGTTCAAAGAATTCATCAAATTTATTTAAAAAACAATTGGCAATCTCATCTAACATGTTTGCATATGGTAATAAAGCAGCAAATCTTTGTTGCTCCTTATCAAGATTTACGCTTCTATCCTTAATAGTAGAAGTTAAGGACATTACACCGTTTTGTAGAATGCCGGTATGACCATATGCGTCGCGTGCAGATGCAAATTTTGTCTTGTAATCATTTGGAAGAATTGCTAACGCTTCTTTAGAAAAGACAAGTGCATTCTCTGAAACTGAAAATTTGGAGAGATCACCGTATCTAATAATTGCTTCTTCAATAGAAAGATCCAAAAATTTACGAGAGTTGTCTCTTAGTGTGAGAGAAGTAACCGAGATATATCTATATATAGAATCCATAACACGTGGATTTACATATCCACTTTCAAAGGCTTTAAGTGAAAGTTCAAGCTCACCCTTAGTAAAATGTTCCTTGAAAGTATAACCATCTTGAAGAGTTTTAATAGCAGACATAAAAGTATCTCCATATACTAAAGCAACTTGATAATCAAGATAAGCTTCGGCTGAGTATTGAAGCAAGGTTTGAATGAGCTTTATAGCTTCACTTCTCATGTAAGGCTTAGGATCAGGAAGACTTTGACCTGCATGTACTATTTTTAACATCTTGTCCAACAAAAGGAAATAAACTGCATTTTGAAAATCCTTCTTTTTTGAAGAAGGATCACTTATTGCTAAAAGGACTGATGCGTACGTTTTATCACTAGGATCTAAACCAGTAGTAATATAATTTAAAAAATTTATCGCTCCTGCTTTATTTTGTACTGATTCACCTGCAGTTGGTGGTGTTTTAAGAATTTTTCCAAGACGTGCACATATAATCTTTGATAATTTTACGTAATGAGGAGGGTATTTGTAAGATGCTGAGTTCTTAACATAGTGTGTATTTACCCACATTTCATCCATTAGTTGGAGGCGTGAGTTGCAAGGTTCAAGTGTCTGTGACTCCTTTCTGTAAGACTCTGTAAAAATGGGAGTGTTATCGGGTAAACCATTTAATTCAGAAAAGCAATTATTTCTAATCCATGTTAAAAATGAAACAATAATTGGTTCGTGCACTTTATAAAACTTTGTTTCAGTTAAAGAATATGAGAAAGTTCCTTTAGATTTGTAATACGCAGCATAACAATCATCAATGAGAGTTGGAAGTTTGTCAATTAAATATCCTTTAACGATTGATTTCATTGATTTTATAAAACTAAGGTTTAGCTTTAACTTTCCAATACTGGCGGCTTGTGCCGGTTCAGGCCATTCTCTTCCATTAGCATTTTCAATATAAATACGAGCGCGTGCTAAGTTAAGAATTTCAAGTGCAGAAACTAATTCTTCAATAGTAAATCTAACACGAATTTTCATTCCAACAGATTTTGTTGGAAGTTCAGTACCTGCATAAGGATATTCAACATGACCGGGAACACCTTGATTATGACTTACAATAGATTTATTTAATTCCAATACTGATTGGATCAATCCTTTATATCCAGGTTGCTTATCGTTCTGAATACCGCTTCCGTTAGGATTGGCATAAAGCATATACTTGTGAATCTCTGATTTTTGGTTAGATGATTCGAGACCTTCTTTAAGAAGTTCAACAACAGGATCTTTCTTTTTTTGTTCAGTTTTAGTAGACAACATCTTTTATTAAAAAAAGTCTTTAAGCATTTTTCATTTTTTGTAAAATAAAACCAAAATAATAAATTTATTACAATAATTAAATTTATCTAGCTTTTTAAATGGTAATATTAATAAACATATTTTAAATATATATTTATTTTAAATATATTAATGTTATTATGTTCAGAAAATTAATATTAATTAACTAATTAAATATATATATTTAATTAGTTATATATGTTTATTTATACTATTTCTATACAGTTGGTAATAATTTTATAGAAAAATTTAGTATTTTTTGTGATTTATAATATACATCCCTTTCGTGGTATTATATTGATTTGAAATTTATTTTTCAGAAAAATATAAAGAAAAAAAATAAAAAAAATTTGTTTTGTAATAAAATGTCGTCATCTGATGCTTTAAAACCTGCTAGTAGTTTTTCCGATAGAAAGGCTGGAGTCTGGGCTGCTCTTACTTCTTTCTTTTTGATGTGGTCTTTTCTTTACATCGTACTTATTGTCTTTCGTCCCTCATGGGTTTGCATCGCTCGCGATGTGACTCTTGATACGTTGAGCGTTGGGCCTAAAGAGGCCTTGGCTATCGACCAGGGCCGGGCTTTTGTAGTTGCCTTAATTATTACTTTGATTGTGATGCTCATCGTTTGGCTCGTTGTTGCAACTGCCGGTGCTTCTAAATCTTCTTAAATACTTCTTTTTGTTAGAATTTAGAGAGAGTGTTAGTTCTACATAAAATTTTCAAATAGAATTAGTAAAGAATAATTGTCGCCAAATATCAGTTATTAGTTACAATATTAGACAAAATTGTCTAATAAAAGTTAATATGACGTTGTCATTTATCGAATGCTGAAATTTCTATTATTTGCAAATAATAGAAATTTCAGCATTATTACAACATTTATTTTTAATGAACGGTAAATCTTTTATTTATTAGATTATTTAATCTAATCATTTAATCCATAGAGTTTTGTTTCTCAAACTTTATATTCATAAAATTAAAGGTTTTCTTTTGTTGGAAAACCTTTAATTTTATGAATTATTAAGGTACGGTTTCTCTCTAAAATTTTGATAAAATCTTTCACTAGTAACATCGTTATCGTCTGTAAAATGGTAATCATCATCTATTTCTAAAGTAGATGGATCTAGTTCCTCAACTACACCATTACATATTGTTCTCTTTATAGAAAGAGGAATTTTATATTTTTTTCTATTCTCTACCCAAAAGAGTGCTATCTTTATTGCATCACCTGTTTCTATAATCTTTTCATCAGTCATATCGTCTGGAATATCAATTTTAGAATCAGCTATGTATTGTGAAAGATTTCCAACTAATTTTGAAAACTCATATTTAGTAATTTTTGAGATGTTACTCTTTGTCTTTTTTTTACTATAAATTGAATAGTTTAAAGAAGTTTCAAAGTCTATTGTTTCATCTAAATCAAACATCAGATCATCTTCACCATCATCTTCAGTTCTTTCTTTTATTTTAGAAAGATCTTGTATATCAAAATCTTGGCCTTTATATTCATCTATTGATACGTCATCATCATTTAAATCTACTTCTGGTTCATCATCTGAATCAGCAATTGAGTCATCATCAAAATTATTAAAATCGGCCATTTTATTGTAAAAATACGTTAATTTTTTCATTATTATCTTACAGGATAAATATTTTTGCCTTCTTTTTTAAGGCGATTCAAACGATACAGTAAAAAAATTTTTTTTTATTTTTTCTTAAAAGAATTCTATATCGAAAAATGGACCTCGTAGAAGAGAAAGAAATGTCTTTAGAAGCTGGCGATGCTACACTGTTAAGAAATCTACCATCAAAGAATAATGCATTAAAAAATGGTGTAATAGCATCCATATGTTTATGCGACGGAAAATCCACTAAATTTCTTTTTGCATATATGTTATCACATCCATCAATAACATTGTGTTTTGGTCCAGATGGACTTAAAATTATAGAAACATCAATAGATAAAATTAAGGGAACTATAGAGTTCATTACATGTCTAGATTTTGAAATAAATAAACAATTAGAATATTGTTTTTGTCCTCAAAATATTGATAATGATCTAGATAAGTCTTGTGTATGTCTTACTGTTTCATCTGCAGCTTTAAATAGTTGCGTTTCTTGCAGTAAGGTGGGAACATCACTAAGAATAGAATATAACAAATCAAGAAGAGGTGATATTATAACTAGTATCACAACTAATGGTATTATCGTTCCTAAATATATTCCAATTGTTATATCAAAGCCTCCACAATTACAGATATCTGGTGATATAACTAATGATAAATTTGAGGCTAATGTTAAAATTGTTAGTGAGATATTTTCATCTAATATGATAATAAACTCAAAGAAAACAAATGGTGTTAATTCTGGAACTATAATTAATATATATAACGAAGGTATGGAAATACAATCAAAAGCTCCTGGTACTTTACCATCTCTTTTTGGAGATAAAAGTGGAGAACCAACTATTTTTCATTTTGATGTTAAGACCACAGCAAGACTTGCAAAATTAGTAAAAATAAGTTCAAAATCAGCAATCTTTATCTCTGCAGATAAGAACATCATGAAATTAACAATGCCGGTATCAACATATGCAACTATGAAGATATACCAATATTCTGATCTACAGGAGCCTCAAAATATTCAAATAAATTCACAATTTAAAACTTATCAAGGTGTCTCTCAAGAAGAACTCTCAAAATTTTATCAGTATCAAAACCAAATTACTTCATATTATGATAACATGATTAAATCAGGTTCAATTACTCAGGAAGATGCAAATATGTATAAAAATTCTTACTTATCCCAATGCTGGAATTTTATATTGTCACAATCTCAACAAAGAATGAATGGAAACTTTGAAAATTCACAAATCACACAAAAATCCAAAAACTCAGTTAAAAATAGCACAAATAATGATTTTAATGGTCAATTATATACAGGAAATGCTATTTCACAAATAAATAGCATTAGATCAAATCAACAAATCCAAAACAATCAAAATTTAGGTGCAATAACACAACAAAATCCTGTCCTAAATGAGGTTCCAAAAATATCCATCGTTAATTTCGAACCTTCATCTGTAACTCATGTATCAAATCTGAAATAAACTATACGGTTATAATTTATCATACAAATAGATAATTTGAAAGTAATTTATGTTTTGAAAGTAAAAATAAAAATGATAATTCTTTATTAATTATAGATATAAAATGTCATCTAAAAATCTACACTGGAAAGGTGGCTTCAAAAGAAGATTTAATAAGAAAAAAGTTGATGATACACCTTCTCATCATAATTGTGTTTCTGGAATTAGAGATCCAATTATATTTTCAAATCACATAAATGAAAACTGCATAGATTCTAGACGATTATTTCCTAAAATACCACAATTTTTTCAAGCAGCATTTATAGATCCCGGAAGGGTAAGTTGTGCTATAAGAATTGTAAGATATTATGTTGATAAAAATATTTTTGAAGTTCTTTGGTTTGGAATACACAATTTTGGAACAGATATTCCTGATATAATAGTGGGAATGGAAAGAGAAATAGATCCAATAAAGGATATGTTAAGGTTGTGCCATCATATTGTAATCGAAAGTCAACTAATGAAAAGTCAGGTAAATTATAGAACTTTTCAACACATGATATCTTATATAGAAGGATTTGTAAGAAATCAAGGAATGAAAGCTGTAATATTTGAGGTTGATATTGCGCTTAAAACAGTTTTTATAGGTGGTCCTCGATGTAAATCTCAGAATAATAATGAAGAAATTAAATCTTGGTCTAGAAAGAAAGCAAGAGAAATATCTTTATTAAGGTGTGACTTTGTTACATTATCAATCCTTGAAAATTCTCTTAAAAAACAGGATGAAGACTATTCAGATACTGTATGCTATGATTTTGCGTGGTGGTTTTATATTGGTAAAATTGAGACTTTAAACTGGAAAAAATGAGTTTCAAGTTATTTAGTGATTCTAACCAAAAGAATTAAATATGAAAAAAAATTAAGTTTTTATTATAAAATGAATTTTACGGAATCTCAAGAAAAAACAGTAGAACCTCTATTTCAAAAAATTCCAAATCGATTTTCTTTATTTCCAATACGTCATCCTGATATTTGGGATATGTATAAAAAGGCAGTAGCATCTTTTTGGACCGCTGAAGAAGTTGATCTATCAGGTGATAGAGATCATTGGGATAATGTATTAACAAATGATGAGAAGAAATTTATATCCAACGTATTAGGATTTTTTGCAAATTCTGACGGAATAGTAAATGAAAATCTTACATTAAATTTTATGAATGAGATAGAAATACCAGAAGTAAGATTTTTTTATGGTTTTCAAATAGCCATCGAAAATATTCATGCTGAAACTTATTCTCTTCTTATAGATACTTATGTTAAAGATAGAGAAGAAAAGATGAACCTATTTAATGCAATATCAAATATTCCAATTATTAGTAAAAAAGCTAATTGGGCTTTAAAATGGTTAGATCGATCTGCTGAAAATTCTTATGCAAAAAGATTAGTTGCTTTCGCAGTTTTTGAAGGTGTATTTTTTAGTGGTTCATTTTGTGCTATTTTCTGGTTAAAAAAGAGAGGTTTAATGCCAGGTCTTTGTTTTTCAAATGAATTAATTAGTCGAGACGAAGGTCTTCATACTGATTTTGCTTGTCTTCTTCATTCAAAATTAATTTATAATTACAACGGTGAAGAAGATGCTAAAGAAATAATATCAGAAGCTGTTGAAATAGAAAAAGAATTTGTAATTAATGCACTTCCAGTCGCATTAATTGGAATGAACAGTGATTTAATGTCTAAATATATTGAGTTTTGTGCAGATAGATTAATGGTAGCATTAAATTATAATAAAATATACAACGCTAAAAATCCATTTGATTGGATGGAATCTATAAGTTTAAAAGGTAAAACAAATTTTTTTGAGAAAAGAGTTAGCGAATATTCAAAACAAGGAGTCGGATTAAAGGAAAATCTTCATAAAATTTCATTTTATGAAGATTTTTAATGTTTCATATTTACATAAGAGATAAATTTATCTCTTATTTTTTAAAGAAATTTAGGAAAGTTACGGTAAATTTTCTTCTCAAAAATTCACAACTTATGTAAAACTTCGATTTTTACTTTTTATATATACTTTATATATTTTTACAGTTTTTCAAAAATTTAAAAGGTATATAAAGTATATATAAAAAGTAAAAATCGAAGTTTTACATAAGTTGTGAATTTTTGAGAAGAAAATTTAAAAATATATAAAGTATATATAAAAAGTAAAAATCGAAGTTTTACATAAGTTGTGAATTTTTGAGAAGAAAATTAAGAAACGAAGAAAAATAAGTTTATAAAAAATAAGAGATAAATTTATCTCTTATTATAGGATACTTTAAACATAGAATGAATAGTTAGATCATATATATGTATATATTATAATAAGTTAAGCACTGCACGTATCACATGTTTCTGAACATATTATTTCTTTTTCTTTTTTCTTTTCAACTGTAAATTGAATAGGATTTGCTTTTGCAAGTGTTCTTAAATAGTACAATCCAGTTTTTAAACCCTTCTTCCATCCATAAAAATGCATTGATGTTAAGGTACCAACAGTTGGATTAGCCATATGAATATTAAGAGATTGACTTTGACAAATATATGCACCTCTATCTGCTGCTTGATCTAAGATAACTTTTTGTTTTATTTCCCAGACTGTTTTATATAAATTTTTAATATCTTGAGGAATTGAGTCTATATTTGCAATACTTCCATGATTTGCAATTATTTCATTTTTAATATCAGACGACCAATTATTAATTTCAATTAAGTCTTTTATTAAATGTTTATTAACAACAATAAATTCACCTGAAATGACACTCCTTTTGTATATATTACTATTAATAGGTTCTATTGATTCCGTATTTCCTAAAATTTGAGCTGTTGATGCTGTTGGCATTGGTGAAACTAGCAATGAATTTCTAACTCCGTACTCTGAAATTTTCTCTCTTAATTCATTCCAATTCCACCTATTTGATGGTAATACATTCCACATATCAAATTGAAGAACACCTTTTGATACAGGAGAACCTTGGTAAGTTTCATAGGTTCCGAATTGTTTGGCTAATTCATTTGATGCTTCTAAGGCCCCAAAATAAATTGTTTCAAAAATATCCTTATTTAGTTGTGCCGCTTCTTTACTGTCAAAAGGATATCTCATCTTAATATATGCGTCTGCTAAACCTTGAACTCCAACACCAATTAGTCTATGTCTAAAATTAGATTTTTTAGCTTCTGGAACTGGATAATATGAATTATCAATAACTTTATTTAAATTGTATGTGACTATTTGAGAAATCTTCCTTAATTTTTCAAAATCAAATATTTTAACATCTTTATTTGAAGGATCATCTACTACGAGTAAAGTTAAATTTATTGAAGCTAAATTACAAACTGCAATTTCTTCATTACTAGAAAATTCCATTATTTCAGTACAAAGATTACTTGACCTAATCGTTCCCAAATTTTGTTGATTTGATTTTGAATTGCAAGCATCCTTGTAACAAATATATGGAGTACCAGTTTCAACTTGAGAAGTTAAAATTCTATTCCATAGTTCTTGAGCTTTAATTGTCTTTCTAGCCAATCCTGTACTTTCATACTTTAAATAGAGTTTATCAAATTCATCACCCCAAACATCATAAAGTGCTGGATCTTCTTCATTTTTTATTTCATTTGGACAAAAAAGTGACCACATGCCATCTTCTTCAACTCTCTTCATAAATAGATCGGGTACCCATAATGCATAAAATAAATCTTTTGCTCTATCGTTTTCATTACCGATGTTCTTTTTTAATTCTAAAAAATCAAATACATCCGCATGCCAAGGTTCGAGATAAATAGCAGCTGATCCTTTTCTTTTTCCTCCACCTTGATCGACATATCTACATGAGTTGTTAAAAACTCTTAACATTGGACAAATTCCATTTGAAACACCATTAGTACCACCAATATAAGATCCTGTAGCGCGAATGTTTGAGACTGATATTCCAATTCCGCCGGCATATTTTGAAATAATAGCACTATCTGTAAGAGTTCCATATATTCCTTCAATAGAATCATCTTTCATAGCAAGAAGAAAACATGAAGACATTTGAGGATTAACAGTACCTGAATTATATAATGTTGGTGTTGCATGTGTAAAATAAAGCTGGCTCATCATGTTATATGATTCAAGAATTTTTTCAAGATTGTCTTCATGAATAGCAACTGCAACTCTCATAATCATATGTTGAGGTTTCTCAACAATTTTTCCTCCACATCTCATTAGATAATGACTCTCTAGTGTTTTAAATCCAAAGTAATCGTAATTATAATCTCTATCATATATTATAGCTGAGTCTAATTCTTCTTTATGGAGCTGAACGAAATTATAAAATTTTTCAGAAACTAAAGGTATTTTCTTTGATCTTTTTTGGTCAAAATTATTATAAAGTAATTCAACAACTTCACTAAAATTTTTAGAAGTTTCTTTATGAAGATTTGATACACATATCCTTGAAGCTAAAATACTATAGTCAGGATGTTTAGTTGATAAACTAGCAGCGGTTTGTGCAGCAAGTTCATCTAATTGAACTGTTGTTACACCTGGATACATTCCATCAATAACTTTTTTTGAAATATCAACCCAATCTATAAAATCCTGATTTAATCCGTAACAAAGTTTTGATATTCTCGAAGTAATCTTTTCGAAATGGACTTTTTCGTGTTTTCCATCTCTCTTGATAACATAGTGTTTCTGATTTTCAGGTTTGCTCATTTTTAACATAAATATTGTAATTTTTTCAATTAGAAATTTAAAAATTAATGGTGATATCACCATTAATTTTTTTCAACTTTATTATTTTTAGATTTCTTAAATATTAGTTTAATCAAAATTTTATTTTAATTATTATAATAAAATGAGTTCAAATAAACAAGAAATTAAAGCAGAAGATTTTAAACCTGAATATATTGGTAGGGGTGTTTGGCACAGTTGGCAGTTAACAGGTTTTAGAGCAAAAACAAGAAGTGAAGTAGTTATTATATATGCATTTATATTAATGTATGTTGTAAATATGATTTGTAAAAATTGTCAGCATCATGCAAAATTATATATAAGTAATACAGGATACATTGAAGATATTCTTAATTCCAAAGAAAAAGATTTAACAGATTCTGAAATAATAGAACAATTTAATATTTGGCTTTATGAGTTTCACAAAAGTGCAAATTTATTTTCTGGAAAGTCATCTCCTTCATATGATGAGGTTTCAGAATTTTACCTTAATCTTAAAGTTTGTACTGAAAATTGTGGTAATTAATAATTTTTTTTCTTTGATTTTTACTTGTTTTGTTCAAAAAATGAACAAAAAATTTCTCCGAAAAACATCGCCTATAGCTATGGGGAGACCCTATTTTTGACCCCCGAAGTAGTAGGTCTAACTGTAC